GCTGTTGTGATATCGCTCACAACACTATCAACAGTTGTACCAGTTAATGTAACTGTTGAACCGTTAATAATAATAGCATCTGTCGCTGTCATTGTTGGGCTAGATTCTGTAGCACTAACTGTTGGGGTAGCGGTCATCCAACCTGTACTTCCAACTAATACCCAAGTATTGTTATATTTCTTAAGGTATATTGGATTGTTTGTATTTGTTGTTACCACAGCATAATCACCGATGTTACCAATACTTGTTTTTGGTACACCGCCTGTTAAGTCTGATGTGCTGGTAATAACTCTAGGTACTTTATTTGTGAATGTTTGTGTTGCTGAGTTCCATTCAAAAATGCCCCATAGTGTATCTGTTAAATCTAACCAGTATGTTGCATTAGCAGGGCTTCCAGTAGGACGTACTGTAGTGCCAACTAATTCTGCTGTGTTAACATTTGCTCTAATCATGTAAACTCTATTGGATACACCTAATAAACTATAAGCCGTCATTAGTCCATATTCATTGATATCGTAACCATGAATTGGTGTACCTGAACTTGTCTTATAGAAAGTAGGAGTACCGAATAGGCTTGTAAGTTCTCTCTGGCTTGTTGCGGCTACTAACTTGCCGGCGTTTGCGGCTGTAGTTGCTGTAGCAGTTGTTCCAGAGGGATTCAATTTGTCCTGTGCTGTCGCTATTACGATTAGGGGTATAGTACCTAACGCATTTGGCGCATAGTTACTCTCATCAGTAACTGTTACTTCTACTCCAGGTGAAATTAATGCCATCGTAGTAATCCTCAATAAGTTAATTATTAGTATTTATTGATTGTGTCTAAAATGGGCTCTGTTAAATGCCCTTTTAAAGGTATCTATTAAATAAGTACATGCAACGTAGAATCTGTCCCGCTTGCAATAAGAATCAAGTGGCTGTAAACTATAAAAAGAATGATAAAATCTATTATCGTACACGGTGTGACACCTGTATTAGACTCAACAAAAAAGAGTCATCAAGAATTCCAGCGTGGCACAAAGCAGGCTACAAAAAGAAAAGTCAGTGCGAAAAGTGCGGATTTAAATCAAAGACCAAAGCACAAATTATGGTCTGGCATATCGATGGAGATTTAGGTAACAATAACAAAAGCAATCTTGTTAGTGTTTGTCTAAACTGTGGTGTTGAAGTAAGTGATATGAAACTAGGATGGCGTCCTAGTGGGGTACTACCAGACTTCTAAGAACATCGTACAATTCATCTATACTACCGTTGTTGTGTACAGTATAATTAAAGCCTACTCCTGCCCATGCCCATTCACTTATATGAACTTTATAATAATTCGTCATTAGGTCTAATGCTTCCTTATCTCCCTTATTGGCTTCAATAGCGATCTCGTACCATTCAGGATCTTCCCCACGTTTAACACAAAGTACTTTACCTCCTAAGTCTTTGATCATCTTTATTTCGTTAGGAAATCTACAATCCGTAATAACTGAATCGTCTTCACTATTTCGCAGTTTGTTTTCTAAACTTGCAATCCAAGTGTCGTCGTGAAAACTTTTACGAACAACTTCGGTACCCCATTGCTGTAATACATAACGAGGAGTAAGGTTAGGTATACCTAGTCTTTTTGACCACCATTCGTCAACTTGTTCACGCCATTGGCGAGCCACAGACGTGCGTCCTTCCACAAGATCTCTATCCCAACCAAATATTGTGCTAACAGCATCTTTAAGTGTGCCAGCAAAACTGTCACGTCTGTAACCATGAAAATTTACCAAGTAGTCTGCAATCGTGTCTTTACCTGAACCGATAAGTCCTACGATGCCTATAATTTGTTTTTGCATCTAGTTATTATAAACTAAAATTGTATTGAAGTCTAGCCTGTAACCCACCACATTGGTGTACTTCCAGCGTAGTAGTTTTGTATTTCTAACTCGAGTCGTTCCATTTCTGCGTTTGCTTCACCTTTAAGGCTAGCACCATTTAGTGACGTACCACCTTGTGGTCCTGCAATCTGAGCAAACTTTTCTCTGGCTTCACCTAGCATGTGTTTTGACAATGCTAGTGCATAATTTTGCACCCAGGGAAAAATCATATGGTCGTTTAGCATTGTTATATCAGGTTTGTAGTTGTATGTCCACAATAAAACATCTTCGCCGTCTTGTGGTATCTTACGCACAATAGTAAGTTTTTTTGTGCTTCTATCAAATGTAAAGTTTATAAATCCACCAAACATTTTCATTGCTAATTCTTGGTATTGTGTAAACAATTCATAGTTTAGCAAACCGCCAACTCTACCAGCAACTAGCATATAAGTGTTTAAGTAACCACTTGCGAAGGGTTCGAACTGACTAGCAGTAGTACCTGTTACACTACCAATACCACGTCTAAACACTTGGCGTACTTCTTGCACTTCACTAGGAAGAATATATTCCTGTTGCTCTTTATTTAGACTTAGAAATGAATAACTCTCTTCTTGTGAGTTATCAGCACGTTGTCTAAAACGTATAAGAGCATTGTTAATTGCTAAGTCGTAGTGTTCTTTGTCTAGTTCTACATCAACCATTTGACCACCTAGTCTAAGGTTAATATAGTTCTCTATTTCTTGTCGCTTTTCTATTAGTGTGGCCATCTTATAATCCTGTTACATGTATTTATTGTACATGCAACAGAATCGTGTCTGAGTTTATCCTTCCGTTTAATGCAATTTCCACACTCTTGATACCGTCTAAGAACTTACGTTTAGCGGCTTTACTGCTACCTGTAAACTCTGGCAGTTGTCTCTCGGGCTTACGTAGTGTTTTTTGAGTACTTAAAGTAGTGTCGTAGCCAACTATTGTTGTACCTTTAACACCTAGTACACCCATGTGAGTATCAGCAACATACTTGCCTAACTTACGTGTCTTAACATTAAACACATAAAGCTCTGTAGCACCTATAACCGTTACAGGATCAACACTTGCAATCTTGTATGTTGTGTTGTCCTTGGCGTATTTCATTTTAGCAACCTGTTTTTGTTTGTTAGGTGCTTTCTTGACCCTAGCAACCTTGACAGCCTTCTTTGTTCTACTGTATGCGTCAATGTCTGCTAGTATTGCCTCTACAAACTCAAAGTATTTCTTATAATCCTTAGCCTGCCAGTGACTGTAACCTTCCTTAAGATCCTCGCAAGTACCTGCTTTGGCTTCTTTCCACTCTTCTAAACGCTCAATAAATGGATCTGCTATACCTTTAAGCATATTTTGTGGCACATTTTCTTTTTTAAGGTAATTAAATGCCTTGGGATCAACTTTACTCTTAGTTGCTAACAAATCCTGCTGTTCTTCAAAGTGTCCGATATGTTCGTTAATTTTAAGTTTAATTCTATCTTGAATAGTTAACTCAGGCATCCCAGTTTGTTTTGCAGGACTTGTAACTACGGCAGTGGACGCATTATCACACTTATTGAGATACTTGCGGATTTCAGATTGCATATATTCCACTTCTTTGGAATTAAATACCCAACCATCAGACCATGCTTTACCTAAACGTCCTAGTGTACCAGGAAACCAACCATCTGGGCCAGCGATAACCCTGGCTGGATCTTTTGCATCCCAATCTCCTGTGCTCTGCATCCATTTTGCTATGTGCTTTTTAAGTTCTTTTTTACCATATGCATAGCCATAGTGATTTAAGAACTTAGATATTTGACTCTCACGCTCTGATGGCGTCAGTTTACTAATCTCGTCAGCATCAAACTTAAGTCTGCTTAATTTAGGTAACTCGATTTTTGCTTTTGCCATAGTATCCTCACTGTTTTTATTAGTTATCAGTTAGTATACAACCACTCCGCCCAGTTGTCAATTACATAAATATAGCAATAAGGACTAAAATAGTGCCCAGACTTAGTTTATGGAAAGACGGTAAGCATACCGCAGACTACAAATTTTTCGATCAAAACATTAATGAAATGTTTACTGTGGGCGGTGTGGGCATTAATGTACACAAGTATTTGGGTCCAAATGCGGCTAGTGGAGAGACTGGCGACTTAGCAGACGCAACTCAACCAAAATACACCAATCAAAGCGAAAAAAACATACAGGACTTCTTGTTCCTAGAGAACAGAGACCGCAAGTATGATACCAGCATTTACAACATGCGTGGCGTTTACTCACCTGCAAGTCAAGACTTTGATTTAACACAATTTGGTTTAATGAACGCTACAGATACAGTATTCATTACATTCCACTACAACGAAATGATTAATATACTAGGACGTAAGATCATGAACGGCGACGTCCTAGAGTTCCAAAACTTAGTAGACTATGACCCACTTGACGAGGATCTACCTGCCACACTAAAACGCTACTATGTTGTACAAGATGCAACTAGGGACGCACAAGGGTTTAGTGCTAGTTGGTGGAGTCATTTATGGCGTTGTAAAGTTACTCCACTAGTAGACAGTCAAGAATACAAAGATATCATTAACAAGATCAATGCAAGTACTGATGAGGAGTATAATCCAGAAGGTACTGATACAAGTCTGTCAGACTTACTAAGTCAATACAATAAAAATATTGAAATTAACGATGTTATTATTGCACAGGCAGAAGCAGAAGTTCCAGAATCTGGTTACGACACAAGTAGATTCTACGTTGTTCCTACAGACGAAAACGGTAAGGCACTTAATCCTAAGGGTAAAACTACTGATGACACAAGCCTAGTAGGCGATGATGCTATTAATAGCACAGATAATACTCGTGTTACACCGAGACGTGATACACAGGGTTACTTGGTTGGTGATGGTCTAGCACCAAATGGCTTCCCAGTAAGTTCGGGTACTACATTCCCAACAAATCCTGTACAGGGAGATTTTGCACTACGTTTAGACTACAAGCCAAATCGCTTGTTTAGATACGATGGAACACGTTGGGTCAAGGTTGAGGACGATGTTAGAACAAGTCTTACACCAGGTGCAAGCAATCAAACACAACGTAGCGGATTTGTTAATAACAATAATACATACACAACTGTTGACGGCAAGACGTATGATGAGCGGCAAGGTCTCAGCGATGTACTTACAGCAAAGGCAGATAACGAATAATGGCTCAAACATTTTTTTACGATGAACAGATACGTAGATTCTTACTACAGTTTATAAGAGTTTTATCAAACTTTGAAGTACAGTTTGGTAAAGATGAAGATGGTACCAGAGTACTACAACGAGTACCTGTACGTTACGGTGACGTAAACAGACAAGGTGCACAAATACTACGTGGTAACAGTGAAAACACTATGGCAAATGTGCCAATGATTAGTTGCTACATAAATGGGTTACAGTATGATAGAGCTCGTATACAGGAACCAAACTTTATTAGTAAGATTGGCGTAAGAGAACGTAAGTACGATCCAGACACCGACAGTTACTTAAATGTACAAGGTGATGCATTTACTATCGAACGTATGATGCCAGTGCCTTACAAGTTAACTCTTAAAGCAGATATTTGGACAAGTAACACAGACCAAAAGTTGCAACTACTAGAACAAATGCTAGTGTTGTTTAATCCCAGTTTAGAAATACAATCAACAGATAATTACGTCGACTGGACAAGTTTAAGTACAGTGAATTTAATTGACACACTTTGGACCAACAGAGCAATACCACAAGGTATAGATGATAACATAGACTTTGCAACGCTGACATTTGAAATACCTATCTTTATTAGTGCGCCTGCTAAAGTTAAGAAACTTGGTGTTATTGAAAGAATTGTTACTGGTATATGGGATATGCAAGGTGAGTTTGACCCTAGTTTGTTCCAAGATGTAGGCAATTTAATTACACGTAAACGAATAAGCCCACAAAACTATGGCGTACTATACCTAAACGGGCAGGCACAATTGCTTAAACTACAAGATACTATTTCAGAGACTACAAGCAGTATAGGGGATACTACTGTAACTAAAGTAGGTACTAGAGCAGATTGGCCCAGTTTCATTAACCTTTTTGGGGAAATAAGGCCCGGAGTTAGTCAAATTAGGCTCGAAACCGACGAAGATGGCACCGAAGTTGTAGGCACTGTAGCATTACACCCTACCGACGAGAGTTTGTTACTTGTAACAATAGATCAAGACACCATACCTACAAACGACATACGCCCTGTTAACGCTATTATAGACCCTGACAGAGTAGGTCCTAATAGCGGGCTAAGTACGCCTACAGCAGGAACAAGATACTTATTAACTAATCCAATTGGCAACTCAAATAATGTAGACGGTGCTGATGCTTGGAAAGGATTACTACCAGACTCTAGTACAGACGATCTCATAGCAGACAGTAACGATATTATAGAGTACGACGGTGACATGTGGCGTGTTAGTTTTGACGCTAGTACACAAACAGGCACTCACTATGTTAGCAACTTAAACACAAATTATCAATTTAAATGGACCGGCACTGCTTGGGTTAGGTCTTATGAAGGTCAATACAAGGAGGGCTATTGGAGCCTCGCATTATAAACAGTTGTGGTGCATTAATAAGATCAAATAAAACTGGAAGATACTTATTTTTGTTGAGAGACAAGTGTAGTTACGGCAACACTTGGGGACTTCCTGGTGGTAAGTTTGAGAAAGGGGAGTCTACTCTACAAGCATTAGAACGTGAATGTGAAGAAGAACTAGGTAGCGAGTTACTGTACGAAAAATTTATACCTATCGAAACGTTCACTAGCGAAGATAAAAAGTTTGTGTACCACACAGTGCTACTAACCGTAGACAGAGAATTTACTCCTGTATTAAATGAAGAACATAAAGGTTATTGTTGGGTATACTTAGAAGATCACCCAAGACCACTACATCCTGGCGTTTGGAAAACATTTAACTTTGAGGTCGTAAAAGGAAAGTTAGATACTATGGATAAAGTATTATAAGTCTACTTCTAAAACGAAATCTCTAACGGTTGCCTGACGTAAATTTACACAATATTTCCAGTCCTCAGGAAACCTAGAAGTTCCTCCTGCGACCCATATAAAATCTACATCATCGTACGTGTCTATTATACGCTTAATTTGGCCTTCCCACTTTTTACTACTAACTTTATGATCGCTTTTTGCGTAGTTATCTGTGCCTGCGTACACGTTATTATTAGACTCACCATCTTGATTGTCATAACCTAACATATAAACATTCTTATGTCCATCAAAGCATGCCAAGTAAAGTGCTATTGCACCAGCACACAAACTAACTGCGTATGGTATGAGATGTATTTTGTTCGGGTGATTAATGCAGTTGGTGGTATTAGACAGCACTACGTTATTATCTGCGTAACTGTTATTAACTATCTCATTGACCATAAAATTATTGATAGACACAAGAAAATCTGGATTCATGTCTCTGTATAGTGCATTACAGCCATAACTTTGTAAGCGTCGTTTACCTAGATGTCCGCCAGCATGACGTTCTATCTTTCGTAAGTCTACTGCTAGTCTAGAAGTGCCGTTGCCTATGACCACAGCTCTACCTGTGTGCTGATTGTTTACTATGGTGTTGGGTATAAACTCTCTGTTTTCGTAACGTCTGCCTTCTTTTAAGACGTATCCATCAATTACAAACTCACCTTCGTAGTCGGTGCGATAAAGTTTTTGCATTAGAGTCTTCCTACAACAACCTCAATAACACCAACTTCCTCACTGTCGTAGTTTTCTAATGCCTTTCCTATAACTGTTCCTATTGCAGGATTGTCACTTGCTACAGCAACACCTTCAATGTTACTGCTTACCATCATGTCGCCTTTGCTAATAGTACCTTTAACTTTTGTTGGCACTCTGCCACAAAGTGCTAGTGGAACCATGTGTTCACCTTGTGCGTCTTTGTTCATTAGTACACCAGGTTGTGTAGACACAACACCAGCTACCTTATTGCTGTCTGGTGCTTGGCTAACGGTAACTTCTTGCAGTCCGCCAAAAACTAAAACTGTTCCTGGCTCGTAACTTGAGTCTGCTTGATATAACTCAGCAACGTCAGCATATTGTGCTGTAGTTGCAGTTCCTGAAAAAATCGTTGTGGTTAACGTGTTTGAACTTGGATTAAAGGTTAAACCTGTATCTGTTTCTAGTCCTTGTGCTCCAGATGCTCCATCTACAAAGGTTAGATATACTGTTTCATCTGTTGTATTGTTAGCCGTTATAGGGACAGTCATTGCAGAGTCTGCATTGGAACCATCATTGCGTAACATCTCAAATCCACCTGCTGTAGATCCATCATGTATTCTTAACGCATCAGTGTCGGTGTTATAACTTATTTCACCAAGGGCACCTGTAAATGAATCATTTTGAGCTGTGGATCCTCTTCTAAATTGTAGTACGGTAGGCATTTTTTATCCTTCTATCCTTTTCTATATTTATGCTCCAACATAGGCTTCACTGTCACCTAAGTCGGTTGTTGTTGACGATCCAACTGGTTCCATTTGGTCAAAAACAGCGCCTAGTGATACACCGAATGCGTCTGTACCTGATGTTTCAAATGGTGTTTCCGCTGTGTCATCAGCAGGACCTGTCGCTAAGTCTTCGTCACCACCAGCCGCAGGGTGTGTGCTAAGTGTTGAACTTTGGAAACCACTTGCGCCGCCACCAGACTGGTTAGCAAATGACCAGTTACCAGCACCGTCAGTAACAATAACTTGTTGGCTTGTTCCGTCTTGTGCAGGCAATGTAAATGTATAATTACTTGCTACTGTACTCGGAGCTCTAAGAGCAATATAGTTACTGCTATCTGTATCATAAAATTGTACAGGTGCTCTAGCACTCAAGTCCAAGTTAGTTCCAACTGTTGGGCTTGTGAGTGTTTTGTTTGTTAAAGTTTGTGTGCCAGTAAGTGTTGCCACTGTACTATCAATGGCGTATGTAATAGTATTATCACTAACTGTGGTATCGATACCAGTGCCACCGGTAAATGTTAGTGTCTCTCCAGTTGTGAATATGTCATTGGATCCACTATCTGCTGATATTGTAAAACTACTACTAATGTTATCAATTTGTGTTTGTATCGGACTTGTTACGCCATCAACATAGCCTAGCTCTGTTGCTGTAAGTGTTCCAGGTATACCATCTAATACGTTTATCTCCGCCGCTGTTGCTGTAATACTATTGCTACCATCGTTGAGTGTTGTATATGTTACTGTTGCAAAAGTAGGACTATCAGTTGTATCTAATGCTTGATTAGGTATCT